AATGGTAGATTTAATAATGGTCCGTACAACAACGGTCCAAATAATAATCAATTCGGTAATCCTAATAACAGGTTTGCACGTCGTCGTATGTTCTAATAAGTAGATTATATACTATATAATGCTGAGTAGCTTAAGTGCTATTCGGCATTTTTAGTTTAAATAATTTATTTTTATAAACATAGTAATATTGAAACATAAGATCAAAGGAATATTTTATTCCAGCTGGGAAACTGGCAACAAACTCAACAATAATCGGAGAAAATACATGTCTAATTCAATGTTCGATTCAAAAGGCGAAATTAACGCCTCTAACGTAAAAGAAGCTTTTGCACTTATTGCAAAATTCGCACAGACAATGGAGTCAGGTGCACCAACAAATACTGGTCTAACATCACCATCAGTATCAGATAACAAACGTGATGAACTTATTTCTCGCGCGATTTTAACTAATGAAGGTAAACTAGCTCTTGCACAAGCAATGGCAAATCCAATTCGTAGGAATTTAGACTATCACGGAATTGCGCGACGCGCATTAGTCGTTGATCCTTTGCCACAAGGTGCACTACCAACATACGATCGAGATATCGATGTTGCAGCAGTCGTAATCTCATCTAACGGTACCGGTCCAGAATCACGCGTATTCGGTGACCGCGTAACAGTTCCAGAATTCGAAGTCTATTCGAATCCAACTGTTCGTATCGCAGAAGTTAAACGACGCCGCTTCAACGTAATCGACCGTGCTGTTCAAAAGGCACGTCAAGAAATCATGGCACAAGAAGACACGAACGTTTTCGCAGCCATCGATTCAGCAGCATCAGTTGAAAACACTGTAATGGATATCAGCGATGCTGGTCTTCTAAAGCGTGACCTTCGTGAAATCAAAGTTCAAATTGATCGTTGGGACTTAGTAACAACCAAGTTCTTCATGAACATCAATGAGTTCAATGATATCCTCGGTTGGGGCTCTGGTGGTGGACAAGGCGTTGGCGGTGGTGAAGTTGACCCCGTTACACAACGTGAAATTCTACAAACAGGTCTATACGCACACATCTGGGGTGCAGACATTCTCGTGTCGAAGATTGTTCCTGCTGGTACAGTCTACGGCTGCAGCGACCCTGAGTTCGTGGGCGTAATGCCAATCAGGCAGGATATCGAAGTTCTTCCAGCCGATGAACCAAAACAACTAAAGTTGGGCTGGGTTGTCAATGAAATAATAGGGATCGGCATTGTGAATCCACGTGGCGTTGCAAAAGGCAATAAATCAGTAATAATCGGAGCCTAGTAGTTTTCTTCGATAAATCAAGTAGTTAGCTTAACGGCATCGAAATAAAAACTCGATGCCGTTTCTTTTTGTCTCTGCATATCTGCCTATTATGTCATTTACTTGCTACCCGCACTTGACAAACTCGTACAGGTGCTTATATTGTAAGGAGAAATGGAGATCGTCATGGCAAAAAATCAGGGCAAACTGACAGGAAAAGAAGATCAAATAATCAAAGATTATATCTCAGGTGATGGATCAGAAATTCTTGCACAAAGATACGGAGTAAGTGGAAGCTCGATTCTCAAATTTTTGAAGAAGCATAATGTTCCAATTCGTCCACGTAAAATCACACCAAAAGATATGAAAGAGCGTTGTATTGAAAGATATAAATCAGGTCTCTCATTAGAAGCCTCGGGAGAGCCAGACGGATTAAGTGCAGCTGCCGTTCTCATGTACATGGAAGAGTATAATGTTCCAACACGAAGTGCCGAAGAAGCACATAGAAAATATCCTATCAATGAAGATTTTTTTGACAAAATAGATACCGAGGAGAAGGCTTATTTTCTTGGCTTCCTATATGCTGATGGATGTAATCAGATGGCTAATTATTGGGCAACTGTAATATCATTAGATGTTATTGATGTTGATATTTTATACCGTTTTTCGAAGATGATATACAAAGATGAAAATACCGCGAAAGAACAGATAAAATTTAGCAATAGGGAACACGAAGGTAAAAGAATAGAAGCTCGTCTATCAATCAATAGTAAATATATATGCCAGCAAATGCAAAAATTAGGCTGCGTATCACGAAAGACATTCATATTAGAATATCCTAAATGGATGCCAGAACATCTACATCGTCATTTTATTCGCGGATATTTTGATGGTGATGGAACTATCAACAATGAAACTAAAACCCTCTCTGGATGTAAGATTGTGTCAACTCTACAGTTTTTGGAAGGATTGAAAAAGGTTGTTGGAATAGATTCTAGTATTGGTAAACACGACCCAACTAATAATAAAAATACCTATCTTTTATATTATTCTGGTAATCGAAATCAATGGTTATTCCTACACTGGATCTATTCAGGATCTACAATATATCTTCAACGCAAGTACGATGCCTACATGCGTTTCGCAGAAAAGATGCGCGTAATAGACGAAAAAACATCTGCCGGAACACAAGGATATAAAAAATCTAATCTACTAAAAACATCATCACTAAAATAACAACTACCCCCAATAATCTCACATATATACATAATGAACAACAACATCTTCAAGCTAATTCTAAACAACGTAAAACAAGTACACTCTTCAATAGAAGATCGCGTTGATGCACAAGAGCTACGTGTTAGTGCGTTGAAAAATCTCGCTCAACCAATAGTAAAAAATGCTTTCGACACACGTAGGATAAATCAAGATACGGATTTTAATCCACGCAGAAATCTTCAACATTACCATAGAAGTGAGCCATTTATTACTAAGGATGCTGCCGAACAAATAAAAACATTTTTCAAACTAAAGACAGCTGTTGATTCTATAAAAGAAGATTTTCTTGGAGATTCAGATTGGTTAGATAGTTATGCAAGAATACTCAGTACAGCGTTAGATAGAACGCTTCGCGTTGAGCAAAAAGATATGGATTTTTTTCAACCACAGATGGATTATTTAAATGAAATGCTGTATCTAAGATACAGGATCAAAGATGATGATATTTCTAAAATGAGTGAGACAGAACTAAAAAGCATCATACTCAATAGAGATGAAAAATTATTTCATAAACAGATTTTTGCTAAGTATAAAAATAATGAAATAAAAAAAGAAACAGCTGAACAACCAGTAAATAATATTAAAAAAGAAACAGCTCAACAATCTAATGATATAGTAACTGGGCAACAGCAAGAGTCAAAAATTATTAGTAATAATAATTCTAACTCTCTTCGTAGTAAAGATGGTGATAAAGAAATTAATATCACAATCAATGTATCATAGGATAATATAATGGGAATGGATAGTTTTGCGCCAGGGTCTAGAAATCCAAACTGCTTCGTAGTGCAGAATATCACTCATCCTAAAAAATTAATTCATATATTCCACTATCCAATACATCATGGTCGTACTCGAGATCTGCTTAAGATCCCTGGTGTAGCGGAAGATGATATTAGAGCATCGCTATTAAAAGGAGAAATAAAACATAAAATATTATGTCGTGATATAATTGTTTTATGTAGTGATATTGATCTATTGCAATTTAATGCAACGCAAAAGGCATTTCTTCAATCAGCTGGAATAGTAAATGGTCTTAGTGTAGATTTTCCAGAATTAACACAGGAAGTAGTGGACGCCATAAATGCTGGTGGCGGCGGGGGTGACGGATATATTACTTACTTATTTAGACAGCGCCAAACATTAGTTGGTGCGATAAATGGTACTAATAGAGTTTTTACAACTCCTAATTCTGATAAGTTTATTGATGGTATTTATAATAATAATGAGTTTCATATTTATGTTACACATAATGGGCATGGCATGAAATACGGGATTGATTATTTAATATCCGAATCTGGTGGTGCAGGAACAGGATATGATACTATAACATTCATAAGTTTTACGCCAATACATAATAGAAGTGTTATTGAAGCTACATATGTAATTAAATCTCCATAATTATTTTTATATTTGTGGGTAATAATTTGATATTGAGTAAGAAAGATCATATCAATTTTATAATCAACAAGGAAAGCAATGGCTTCATATAGACTTAATGCACTTGACCAAGCTTTAGATATAGCTGGTTCGTTATTTCAAACATCAAATATGGTACTTGCCGATGAGTCCAATTTTCTTGGCGTTGGCATATTTGCACAATCTGGTTCGGCTGCCAGTATCACTACTGTGAGCGCCGGGGATGCAACTATTACTGGTCTAAGTGGTATGACAGCCACATCGGTTGGACATTTTCTAACAATATCCGGTGCAGCAAGCTCCGGAAACAACGGAACATTCCTAATCGATTCTTTTATATCAGGCACATCGGTCACAGTATCAAATCCAAATGCCGTAGCAGGAGATGCAAATAACGGAGCAATAACCTGGACAGAACGAAATCCATACAGTCTACAAGATGATCTTAACTACGAACGTACAGACCGCGCTGCAATCAAGGGTGTTGGTTACGATGCACCAATCCCAACATATCAACGACCAACAGCTGTTGGCACTAACGTTCCAGCAAATCTATCAAACATTGCAACAAAAACTACAGATGCCGTTGCATATAACGTAAATCGTGGAATATTTGGTGTTGCCGTTCAAGATGGTTATACACAAGTAACTCTCACATCTGCTGGCAATTTCAAACATGCAGATACTGTAAATCAAACTGGTGTTCCATGTTTTGATGCTGCACCATTTACTGGTGATTGGGCATCATGCTATGTACACATAGTTGACGGTTATAATACCGGTGATGAGATGGTTGTTCTTTCTGGAGCTCATGCTGGCGAAAGAATTTTCGGTGTTACATATGCTGGCGCGTCTACTTCACCAAATTCGGTTGAAGTTCACTTCTATTCATCTCCATTCCCAGATAGTTTCGTAACAACGAACACACCATACACTTGGGAATCTGGTCAATCATTAACAGTAAATATGTTATATGGTTATAGTGAACGACTTGATCTTCTAGATGTAAATGCATTTAGAACTGTACCTGCTCTTGGTATTTTAACAGATGCTTCAAATCTAAATGAGATTAATGACCTCGTAAGTGCAACTGGTATTCCAGATGGCTATAACAGTCTTGCTGGGTTAGTAAACAATACTTCTCAATACTTCCCATTTTATTTCTTGCCAAATGCAACTCCAACAGTTGTTCAGGCACTCAATACACTAAATAGTCAAATTGGTAATGAGACATATACCGGACCAATTCTAACAAGCGGTCAAACAATAACGGCATCATTACAGGCGCTATCAAATGCAATTTCTGCAAGTACAATAACTCGTACTATTGAGTTGCTTGGAGCCGATCTATCACCAGGAACGCCACACACGCTTCCAGGTGGATTAACATATGTATTAGATGGAACTAACAATGGTCGTGGCTTGTATTTATACACTCGTGGAGTGCTTCGTCATCCAGGACTTATAACTCAAAGTGCTGATTATACTGAAACATCAACCACATCGGTAACATTCTTCGCTACACAAAGATCTGGTGATATTATAGACTATTTCATAGTCTAAAAATAAATAAGTTCTGATATATAAAAGAGAATAGAGAAATCTATTCTCTTTTTATTTTAAGGAATATATGAAAGCAGATTTAACATATAGAGAAATTCCAGCACCGTTTAATCATTGGTGTTCGTCTGGGCATAAAGCTCCAAAAATGTTCCGTCGTAATGGACCAGACTTACCAGAAGAACCAACTAAATTTTATATTGTTAGTGGTAGTGATATAGATAATTTAGTAGTGTGTGAGCCTTGCTTGATAGTAGCGCAACATATTGCACAAGAAAAAAAGAAAGGAAATATAATATGAGTTATGGAGAAGAGATTCTAAAATTACGAAAACGCGTTGCAGATGCTGTATCGCATAGTGTTTTTAATACAGACAATAAAGATATAATTGAAGCATTATTAATTCAAGTTATGAATGATGCCGAACGAAATAGACAACAGTGTGTTTCTCAAGCTGAAAATCTAAGGAAACAAGCATCAACATTAGACGGTCAAGCAGGTGCATTCGCCTCAATGGGAAGCATTGTGTATAATGTTATTAATGGTTTTGTTATGAAAGCAGAACACTCTCAAAAGGAGAAGGAAGAATTGGATCAAGATAAGAATCATGAGATTCCTGGGGTTGTCGCTGAGGAGACAACAACTAAAACAAAATCAAAAAAGAAGAAGTAGTTTCAGTTCCAATGTCAATAAAATCATATTTTAGTAGATCAAATGGCTACTATCATATATTTATTGATGCAGGATAATAATGCCTATTAGGAAAAGTGATATATTTCGTTCAGATATAATATCACCTCAGGAGCTTTTTTCTGATGGTTATTCTGTATATCTAAGTTCCGTTGCAAGCGCTGGCACAACCTCAGGGACTAAAACTGTTGTAATAAATACGATCTCGGATGGTGAAGGGCTTTTACTACCATCATTTGATCATCCCGCACAAGCTGGAGATATTGCTTATATTTTTGGCTCATCAGGAGCAGATGGTTATTATACTATTGCTAGTATAGTAAGTGATACTGTTTTTACAGTTGTTGAATCAATAAATAATTCAACTGGTGGGCATGTAGATTTTATGTTTCCAGTAGGAGCTGGATTAGTAGGTTTTAATCCAACCGGTTTAACAATTACTGATGCTACCAATGTTCAAGGGGCGATCAAAGATATTGATCAAAATGCTGTACAGCCAACAAGTCACGAAACACTACGGCAGTTAATCCATTTTATTAGTGAAGGTCCAGGTGATTTATTCGCAGTTAATGCGTATAAAGAAGTAACCCCATTTGCTAATCCGTTTCCAACTAATATAGTTTGGTATAATGATAATACAAAAACTAAAAAGATTATTGAAAAAATAATTACTTGGAGTATCCCATTTCCAATAAATATAACTTGGAATATGTATGGAACAGATGGTGTGACAATTATAGAAAGTTTAACAGATACTATAGTCTATAGCGGTCCATTCGAAACTTCTCGTACAAGACATATTAATTTATAAAATATGTAATATTATTGTATATAATTGTAAGACCAACAAATAACAATGATCTACCGAAAGGTCTAACATGTCTTCAGAATCACCAGCGTCAATAATTTATTCATCGTTGGGCGTTGAGATTAGCGCCCCTAACGGATCCTCAGTAGGGTCTACTCAACCAGGTTTACTAATTGATGGGTATAATTACTCAACTGGATTAGCACAACTTGTTGCAGTTAACAATGTTGGCGACTTGTTAGTCGCTGGCTCAGGTACTGCCGGTTCAGCAGCATCTGGTGTTGTAAGCATTCAAGGTATCGCAGGTATGACTTCGGTGCTAGTAAATACATCAAGCGGTAATTTCAATAACGGTGCGATTTCCAATACTGGCGCTTCTCCTCCAGCACAAGCAACATATATGGGAGCAAGCGTAACAACTGCCGCTCCAACTTATACAACTGGTCAGATGGATCCTCTTTCACTAACAACATCTGGTCTTCTCCGTGTAGACGGTGTTTACCCAGTAAACGCAACTACTCCAACAAGCGATGCGGTATTCGTTGCTGGTGCAGTAACAACTGCGGCTCCTGCTTATACAACCGGTCAGATGAGTGCTCTATCACTAACAACAGCTGGTCTGTTACGCGTTGATGGAACAGGCGGTACATTCAATAGTAGTGCTACTTCTGCAACCGCAGCTACTACTCCTTCTACTGCAAGTCTAATGGGTGGTGCAGTAACAACCGCTGCTCCAACTTATACAACTGGTCAAATGGATCCTCTTTCATTGACTACAGCTGGTGCATTACGTGTTGACGGATCAGGTGTTACACAACCAGTAACTGGAACGGGTACAGCGGGTACCCCAGCAACTGGTGTAGTTACTATTCAAGGTATTACAGGAGGTACTGCTATACCGGTATCAGGAACGTTGACAATTGAT